GATTGGTCTCTGCTGGTGGATAATCAGAATGTTTTATCTCATGCGCATCCGCATGGTGCTGGGGAGCGGTGGGAATACCAGGTGCGGGCTTGGAACGCGCTGTGGCCGAGCAACTGGTCGGATTCTGTTATTGAGCCGCCAGTTATTAATTTGTCAGGTCAGGTCGATGGAATTGGCACAGTTGAGGGTTTGCCGGATGTCTCCAAGCTGCTGTCCGGCCGGGTCGATGGCGCTGGGGCTGTGTCGGGTTCGCTGGGGGTCTCTCGCCTGCTGTCTGGGCGGGTGGATGGCGCTGGCACGGTTGAAGGTGAGCCGGCGGTTGACACGACGATTCTGCTATCTGGCCGGGTGGATGGCGCGGGGTCGGTTGCTGGGCTGCCGATTACCGGGCCTTTGCTGTCTGGTCGGGTTGATGGAGTTGGGTCGGTTGCTGGCAGCCCGCAGGTGTCGCGGACGCTGGATGGGCAGGTGGATGGTGCTGGCGCGGCGTATGGGTCGCCGGTGGTGGTGGCGGACCAGGAGTTAGTTGGCCCGGTGTGGCGGCTGCTGAATCCTGACCGCAGTTGGGGGCTTATGTAATGGCTGTTTACAGTGCGTCGGTGTATCTGGGGCGGTGCAATGATGTCCGAATACTCCTCAATGCGGAGCGTGATTTTGACTGGGCTGCTGTGCTGGGAATGTCTGCCCGGGTTGGGGATGTGACGATTGACAGCACGACGCATCCTGACCTGATTAAGTGGGCGGAGGCCGAGGGGCCGGATGGGGGTCTGGAGGTGACTTTGCGGCTTGGCGCGGTGCTGTCTGATGGCATGAATGAGAACCTCGAGCTAACCGTCCGATATGTGGGCTGTGATGCGGGCCATGTGTGGGTTCCGGCGCGTGGCGGGCCTGATCAGTTGCGGGTGCGGAGTTTCGCGTGAGCCGGATTAGCGCATCCACCCGGGTGGATCTGCAGAACGTGGCAGAGCGCGAGGTGATGCGATACGCGCACGACCATGCGCTGTGGCACAAGCACGTCCACAACGTGGATCTGGATGCGATGCAGATCCTGAAGTGTGTGGAGATGGATGAGCACCTGAGCACGATTGATTTTAGCTGCCGGCGCACGGGTAAGACGACGATCAAGGAGCTGTACTGCCTGAAGTTTATGGCGACGCACAGCGATCAGGAGGAGGGGATTGTGGCGCCGCGGGAGGCGCAGAGCCTGACGAACCTGGGTTATCACCTGGAGGCGATCCGGAGAAGCGACATCCTGACGGCTTATCTGGCGCACAAGGCGGGCCGGTCGCGGTTGTCTGATTCCAGCTATGAGTTCTGCAACCGCTCGAAGGCGACGGCCTACGGGATTATGGCGCAGGTGGATGGTGGGGATCTGACGATTGCCTCACTTGAGGAGGTGGACGATATGCCGCCGGAACGGCTTTACAGCCGTTTCCTGCTGATGCTGGGGTCTGCGCGGCGCCTGGGGGCGAGCGCTGATGCGGTGAACAAGCCGCAGATCCGGATAACGGGGGTCTACAAAGGCTCGGATACGCTGTCGGGGATGGTGGAAAGCGGTAAGTATCGCTGCCTGCCGACGATCGATGTGTATCTAGGGATGGAGATGGGGATCCTGCAGCGGGCCTTTATGGAGGATATGCGGGATCAGTTGAGCCCGGACGAGTATCTGCGGCAGTTGCTGTGCCGGAATGTGTCGGCGCGCAATTTCATATGGGAGCGGTGGATCCGCCGGGCCCTGCAGATCGGGCTGACGGCGAAGCTTGGCCTGGTGGAGCCGATGCCGGGGGATCGGCACAAGCGCCGCGGACTGGTGAGCCTGGGCTATGACCACAGCGGCCATGGGGAGGATCCGGCGGCGTCGCGCAGCGCGGTGGTGGTGTGTGAGCAGGTTGGCAACTTTGTGGTGTTTCTGTATGCGCGGGCGTGGCCGGCGGGGGCGGATGATCGGGCGGTAAAGGAGGACCTGATTTCGCTGTGGGAGTATTTCCGCCCGGATGTGGCGCATGGGGATGCGTATGGGGTGGGGATGCTGACGGAGCTGAATGATGACCTGTTTTTGCGGAACCTGACGCCGGTGGACCGCCGGGCGGTTGGCGAGGGGGCGAGCACGGCGAGCACCTGGAGTGAGTGGGCGTTTGCGCCGATACGGTTTGAGGGGATGGTGAAGCATCAGATGGCGAGCGCATTGCGGGCGCTTTTCTCAAACAACAGGGCGGCGCTGCCTTACACGGACGACCAGGAGCCGGATGAGCTGCGGGCGCCTGCGGCCTATTGGATGCGGCAGTTGCAACTGCAGATCGGGAATATCAAGGCGTCGGCGACGAGTAAGGCCTATAGCAGCTATCGGATGGTGCAGCGCAAGCTGGGTGATGATCTGTTTGATGCCGCGATGGCGGCGGTGTGGGGTGTAGCGAACCAGATGGCCGCGCCGGCGCCGCTGCAGGTGCTGCAGGTGGCGCAGGATCGCCAGACGGTGCTGGCGGGCGCGGGTGGCGGGCGCCTGTTGCCCAGTGATCGGATACAAGGAGCGGCCTGATGCCTGAGACGAAAGATCTGGCGCCGGAGGCGGCGCAAGCGAAGGCGGCGGCAGCCGGCCAGCTCTGGGTGCCCTCGGCGGAGCGCGGAACGCGGGCGAGCCCGGAGAATGCGCAGCGATACCTGATGCGCCAGTGGTGGGTGGACCCGGACACGCGGGCGGCAATTCTGGACATCAGGCACATGGACCGGCTGGACCCGCGGGTGAAGCGGGTGCACTCAAAGATCAGCCGAACGGCGGTAAAGGGCGGGCTGCGGCTGAAGACACCATCAGCGGCGAAGACGCTGCAACGGCGCTGGGCGCGGTTTGTGCGCCGGCTGGGTCTGGACCGGCAGACGAAGCTTGAGAGCGATTGCCGCGGGCTGGTGATGGAGGGCAACCTGCCGCTGCAGTGGGTGCTGGCCGATGATCAGCGATCGGTGGCCCTGGGTCTTCGGATGCCGACGGAGACGATTGTGCCGCAGGTGGATGAGACGGGGCGCTTTGTGAGCGCGGAGGCGGCTTATAAGCAGTATGACCTGGTGCGCTGGTCGGAGGTGGCGACGTTTGCGCTGTGGCAGTTGTCGCTGGTGCGGCTGACGCCGGACAGCGAGGACGATATGGGGGCGCTTGGGCGCCCCTATCTGGATGCGTCGCGATCGGTGTGGCGCAAATTGGTGATGACGGAGGATGACCTGGTGATCCGCCGGCGGACGCGCGCCCCGCAGCGATTTGTGCATGCGCTCGAGGGGGCGGATCAGGATGAGCTGCGGGCCTATGAGGAGAAAAACCGCAGCCAGGCGGAGGATGGCAACTGGAGTGATTTCTACCTGAACCGAAAGGGCGGCGTGACGGCGGTGGGTGGGGACGCGAACCTGGATCAGATCCGGGACGTGGTCTATCTGCTGGATGCGTTTTTCTCGGGTGCGCCGGCGCCGAAGGAGCTTTTTGGTTATGCGGGGGATGTGAACCGGGATGTGCTGGAGGATCTGAAGCGGGATTTCTTTGATGAGATTGACGCGATTCAGGATACGCTCAGTTATGTGTATGAGCTGGGTTTTCGGCTGGAGCTGCTGCTGAACGGGGTGAATCCGGACGCGCAGGATTTTGAGGTGAAGTTTGCGGAGCGACGCACGGATACGCCGAACCAGCGGGCGGATCTGGCGCTGAAGCATCAGGCGCTCGGGATGCCGCCCAGCATGGTGTGGGAGTCGGCGGGGGTGGATGCGGCGGAGGCGCAGCGGCGCCGGGATGAGGAGTTGACGGCGCGCAGTGCCTATCCGGACCCGGGGAACATTAACGCGCAGGGGCGCGGCCGTGCCCCGGTGGTGAGCATTACGCCGGGCAATGCGCGGCGCGGGGAGAGCGGCACGGACATCAGCACGGCGACGGCGAGCAGCCAGGGGGTGTGATGTGACGGGGGATGAGCTGGCGCCCTGCCCGTTTTGCGGTGGGGCGCGGCAGAGGATGGCGACGCGGCTGGGGTCGACGGTGCGGCAGGTGTTTGTGGTGTGCGAGTGCTGTGGGGCCCATGGGCCGCAGGCCCGGGCGCAGGCCCCGGTGGGCGGGAGCCCCTGGAACATGGGGGCGGTAAAGCGCCGGGCGCGGCGGCTGTGGAGCACAAGGCGGGCGGGCCGTGGCGGCGACACCTGAGGCGCTGCAGCGCCAGGCGCGCAAGGCGACGATCCGCCGCGGGAGCCTGCAGGCGCGGGCGGGCATGACGCGGCTGGACGCCCGGATGCTGGAGGAGCTGACGGGGCTGTATGAGCGGGCGGCCGCGGCGATGGCGGCGGAGATTGTGACGGCGGCACCGGGGACGGTGCGGGCGGAGAATCTGGCGCAGATGCTGGCGCAGGTGGACGCGATTCTGGCGCGGCTGTCCGGTGAGCGCAACGCGCTGCTGGATGAGGGCATGCGCCAGGCGGCCGGGCTGGGGGTGTTGCCATACCAGGCGAGCGTGGACGCGGTGACGCTGACCCGGGTGGCGGAGGAGACGCTGCGGTGGCAACGGGCCTTTGTGGCGGAGGATGGGCTGCAGCTTTCGGACCGGCTGTGGCGGATTGATGCGTCGGCGCTGCAGGATGTGAATACGGCGATCAGCCAGGCGGTGATACGCGGCCAGGGGGCGAGCGCGGCCGCGGCGGAGTTTCTGGCCCGGGGCGAGGCGGTGCCGACGGCGGTGGGTCAGGCGTCGGCGCTGAATCAGGGCCGGGCGGTGGCGCAGGCGGCGGGGGATGCGCTGATGCGTGACCCGGGCAATGCCTATGAGCAGGCAAAACGGCTGTTCCGGACTGAGATAAACCGCTCGCACGGGGAGACCTATATGGCGGCGGGTGAGGAGCTGGAGGAGCTGGGCGGGTTTAAGTTCATGCTTTCGCCGGCGCACCCGGAGCCGGATATATGCGACCTGCACGCGCGGGCAAATCTGCACGGGCTGGGCCCGGGGGTGTATCCCAGTCGGGAGGCCTGCCCGTGGCCGGCGCATCCCAATACGCTGTCTTTTGTTGAGGTGGTGTTTGAGGATGAGGTGACGGATGCGGACCGGTCGGCCCGGGAGAGCCGGGCGGAATGGCTGGGGCGCCAGCCGGCCGGCACCCGGGAGGCGGTGCTGGGCGGTAAGGCGAAGGCGGCGGCTTTTGACGCGGGGGTGTTGCGGGAAAATCAGATCGCCACACCCTGGCAGGTGTTGGAGCGCCGATACAGGCGCCAGGGGGTGGATGTGGACGCCCTGGTGGGACGCTGACAGGGGATAGGTGGCCAATGGATGCGGGTGTGGCCGAACACAAGGCGGCGCTGGGCGTTGTCGATCGTGGGCGAGGGCAGGTTATGCCGGATATTTTGCAGAAGGTGGCCATAGGGGCGATTGTGGTGGCGGTTGGGCTGCTGGCGGCGTCGGGGGTTATGTATGCCTATCAGAAGGGCGCCCGGGTGACGGCGGAGGATATCGCTTCGCGATGTGATGCGGGGCAGAGTTTCATGGTAAAGCGGCGGGCGTATAGCTGCGACAGGGTGAAGCAGAAATGACGAATCCACACACGGAGGAGCGCGGCGGGGGTGCGATCGGTGCGGGGAGGATGGGGATCCTGGAGCATCGGCTGCAGTATCTGGAGAAGGAGCTGGAGGCGCTGCGGACGTGGAAGGCGCGGCATCATGATTCGATGGAGCTGATGCTGGACCGGCGCAACCAGTGGCGGACGATGTGGTGGCGCGTCGGCGGCTCGGTGATGATTGCGATCGCGGTGGGCCTGCTGGCGCTGGCGAAGAAGGTTTGGGATCTGGCGTTGCTTATGGCGCCCTGACATGTCAACAATGGAGACTCCCTTGCTCCTGAGTTTTGAGCCCGCACCCCTGCGGGCTTTTTTTTGGGGTTGATGCACATCATGTGGTGTTTGACAGCCATTCCATGCGCTACATATAGTACTAAGGGTGGCCGACAAAAAAGGAGCAAGGGGATGTATCAGGTTGATTTCGTGATCGAGGGCATGGCGCCATATTCGCAGTCGCGGATGCATCAGCTGCCGCAGCTTGAGAAGGAATCCGCGGCGGATTACGACGTCCGGACCTGGTTGGACAAGGCGACATTTGTTGACGGGCAGATGCATATTCCGCACATGGCGGTTAAGCAGGCCCTGGACGCGGTGGCCCGCTATTTGAGCGAGAAGATCAAGGGAAAGGGAAATGCGACCTATTCCAAGCATTTCCGCTCCGGTGTGCTGCTGTTTGATCCGCTGCCGCTGACCAGCGGCGGGCTGCCAATTTTGCGCGACGGGACGCCGCTGGTGGCGAAAGATGGCAGCCCGGTGATGGACGATGAGGGGCAGCCCGCGCTGGTGCATTTCATACAGCCTTGCGTGATCAATGCGAATGCTGACGGGGTGCGAGGCAGCGGCAAACGGGTGATGCGTCGTTTCCCGCAGATTTACCCGCCATGGGAGGCCGTTGGCAGCCTGCATGTGGCGGATTATGTGATCACGCCGGAGCTGCTGGCGCGCTATCTGGAAGCTGCCGGGCAGTTTATCGGGCTGGGTCGGTTCCGGCCGGAAAATGGTGGGTCCAACGGTCGATTCAAGGTGACGCGGTTTGATTGCAAGGAGGAAGTGGCGGCATGAGCGGCAAGCAGCAGCATTTGACCGGCCGGCGCTCGATTGGGGAGGTGAGCGCGGAGACGGTTGCGGTGGTCAATTTTTTGAAGGAGCACGGGAGAATTGGGCGCCCGATT